GAAAGACCTGTTCCCGACACTGCCAGAGTAAGAGTGCCATTGTTGACGTTGTTCGCTGTAGTTGCAGTTGTGGCTAGAGTCGCCAGAGTTGCCAAGGTCGCTAGGGTAGCCAAAGTTGCTGTGGTGGCATTTGTGGCTGAAGAAGCATTACCAGACAGCGCACCGCTAAAAGTGGTTGTAGTAAGTGTACCCGTGCTTGGGACAAACGTCAGCTTGGTGCTGGATACTTTTTGTGCGTTATTACCTGACGTTGCAGACACCCAAGTTGGGTATACAGCCGTTGCGGTGGCTACGTCATCAGTTATACCTGTGTTAACTGCATTTGTGGCGTTGGTAGCTGAACTGGCGTTGGTCGCAGATGAAGCAGTCGTGGCCAGGGTTGCAAGAGTTGCCAACGTAGCCAAGGTGGCGAGAGTTGCTGTGGTGGCATTTGTTGCAGACCCCGCAGCAATGCTGGACTGGTTAAGCCAAGTGGGTGCCGCCGCCGCATTGCTTTGCAAAACCTGCCCAGAAATGCCCACCGTAGAGTACGCCTGCGCCGTGCCCGTACCGTAGGTGACACCACCGTTGGTGGGGGTAGCCGTAGAGTTTGTGCCACCAGAAGCAATTGGCAGAACTGAACTGTTGGTGGCAGTCAGTGTGGTGCCATCCGCATAGACAGAACGGCTGGACGGGTACGTGACAAACACATCCTTGGTGCCCGCTGTAAAAATAACTAAATTTCCAGCGTTGCTTGACTCTAAAACCGTGTCCCTTGAAAGCGATGTACCAGAAGCGGTGTACGTTCCAATTCCCACTTCCCATTCAGTCCCGGTTTGGCCCGCAATCGTGTAGTAGGTGGTGTTTGCGTTACCAATAACGGAAAAAGATTGGAAACCTGTAGCTGCACCAAGGAGCGTGGCTGCGCCTGTACCTGTTACGGACGTTGTTTCTTTAACCCTGTCTTTCAGTACCAAAGCCATTTTTTATCCTTCACACTGCTGTGTCAACCAACGCCCAAGTGGCCGCTTGCGCCGTATCTACATTTTGCCATGTTGTGGACTGACTGTCATCAATCAGTTTCCAGTAAAACGCTGCGACATTACCCACCGCTCCAGAGGCAGATACTCCAGTTAAAGCAATCGACTTTGTAAGCCCAACTGTCCCCACTGCCCCAGAAGCCGTCACCCCGGTTATGGGTATCAGTTTCTGGAAAACAATTGTTCCAACAGCGCCAGAAGCAGCTACGCCTGTTAGGGCGACCAGCTTGTTAAGCCCAACCGTCCCAACTTCACCAGAAGCAGACGTACCTGTTAAAGCAATCGACTTTGTAAGCCCGACTGTCCCCACTGACCCAGAAGCTGCTGCCCCCGTCAGGGCTGCTACCTTGGTAAAATCAACAACCCCTACCGCCCCAGAAGCAGCTACACCTGTAAGAGCAACCGCTTTGGTAACGTCCGTTGTTCCGACTGCCCCAGAAGCTAACACTCCTGTAAGAGCAAACTCTTTACTAAAAACAACTGTTCCGACTGCCCCAGAAGCTGCCACACCAGTAAACGCAACTGTGCTATCTGGAATTACTGTGCCAACTGATCCTGTAGCCGCTACGCCTGTCAGGGCTACTGTCTGGACAACCCCTACATTACCTACAAATCCGTTGGCAACGTCGCCATCTTCACCCTCTGAGGTGCTGGGAGCCATTGTCCCAACTGCGCCAGCGGCTGACGCCCCGGTGAGCGCAATTAATGTAGCGTCCCTGGAAACTGTTCCAACTGCCCCAGATGCCGATACGCCTGTGAGAACAATTGATAGGCTTTGGGTTACTGTACCAACTGCACCAGAAGCCACAACTCCTGTTAACGCAATTGATACGTTTGCCGTTGCTGTGCCTACCGCTCCCGCCGCAGACACACCAGATAGGGTAAGTATTGGCGCGTCCGCAAGGGATGCAAACGGGGCTTCGGCAAATGCGGATATACCAAACATGGCTTACGGCCTACGCCGCCTCCGCATTAAGTTGTGGCTAAACGCAACAGAGCAGTCGAAATCGTGTTGGAAGGCATCGTCAAGGTGAAGGTTCCAGCCGTGATTGTCTGCGAACCAAAAGTGTGGACACTGACCGCCTTGTTAGTCTGTGTTGAATTGTAGATCAACACACAGTCAAACGCAGTAGCCAAAGTCACCGTGGTGTAGGTGATTGAAGCTGAAGGCGTAACAAAACCCACACCTGCCGTAGCAGAAGAGTTGGTTGACGATGGCACAGTCGCGGTTGTCACCGTCACACCACCAGCGGTATAACCTGTACCAGACACTTCACCTGTGGCTGTATACACAGTTGTTGCTGCGTCAATAGTAGCTGATGTCAAGTACAAGGACGCTTTAAATGTATCTCCGGTTGGAGCCGTCAAACTAGTGCGTGAAACAATAGTCGAAGCACCAAATTGATGTTGGGCTGACATCAGTTCGCCAAGGAACGATGTACACATTGATTGGGTATTTGCCATGATATTTCCTTATGCAAAAGAAGCAGTTTCAGCACCAGCAAAAGCTGGCCCTTTTTTCAAAGTCACATGGGCAGAACGGTGAACCAATTCGCCCTCCAACCAATACTCCACCCATGTGGTCAGTTCGTTGTCATTATCCACGGTTCCTTCCCGCTTTTCAAGCAGAGAGTCGTCCATGTCGCCTTTTGTCGTGGTTACTAGCATGATTGCTCCTTAAACAAGTCGAATGAGTGCTGATGTGCTGGTGTTTGCAGGCATCGTCACGGTGAAAGTGTTGGTGGATGTTTTGTTAGCCCCAAAGTCCAAGACGCACACAGCGCCGTTGGCCCCTGGAGTGTAAATCAACGCCCCTCTGGCCGTGATTGCCCCCGTCCAAGAAGGGGAGGAGAAATTGACGTACACAATACTGCCAGAAGCAGTGGTTTCTGTGCCCACAGTAGCAGTTACGATCTGACCTCCGGCAACATAGTTGCCCCCTGATGCTTCCCCAGTCGTGGTGTACGCTGTGGTGGTCTCATCAAGCGTGGCTGCATTGGTGTATAGCGCCAGATAAAACGTGTCGGTCGTAAAGTTGATCGTACCGTTTACCAAGCCCGACCGAAGAGTGTTGCAACTGAAGTTGCCTGTGAACGCCATCAACGCACCCCGTTATTCTGCGGTAGCGGGGCTTCCCGATACTGCCCGCTGCGGTACGCATCGCTGCGCTCCAACCCATCGCCCAGACGTTTAGCCAGCGCAAGGGCTTCTTTGTACTTAGCGTCGTACCCAGCAATAATGTCTTGCTCACCCTTCATGAAGATGTACGCTTCAACCAAAGACCCATACAGCAACACGCTGTCAAAGTTGTCGCCCAACCATGTTTGGCCAGAAGCCGCCGTGGTGATGGAGACAGGGTAATAGTAGTAATGCAATTCAGTAACGTACCCAGAATCAGGCGTGGGGCCAAGAATAAACGACAACTCGTTGGTAATTGTTGGAGAGGGACCACTTGTAGTTGTCGGCCCAAACAAAGCGTAGTACTTGGGTACGCCCGTATCTGTAGCTTTGGGGTACGCTTGACGGATAAAGTTTACATCCTTGTTAAGCAAAAACTCTTGCCCGTCAGTGGTTGTGATTGCCAACGAAAACGTAGAAAGAAAATCATCAGGGCATGACAAATATTTGTTGCTTGCAGTTACTACCGCCGTTACATTTTTACGCAGCGATGGGAACTGCACCGAGTTGTATATACGTTGTTCAGCCTGCGTAATGAACGTGTCGATCTGCGTCTTTGCAGACACAGTACTTCCAACCGTTGCTGGAGGCACAGGGGCCAGATATACATCTGGAAACTGGTTCTCCGTGTACGACTGAATTGTGTTGTACAACTCGGTGTAGTTCATGCCATTGGGCCTCGGGCCATCAGACCTTTAGTAGCCGCGCCAGTACCACGGATTTTGATACCGCTGGTCTTGGTGGGAGGATAGTCTTGGCTGCGCGTGTTGGCCACAGACACGTTTGCTTTGCGCATTGTCTCTTTTGCTGGCTCTTCACCAACAACCACGGTGGCTACTTTTTTGGGTACTTTGTACGTTGCCATATCAGCCTCCACGACCAGGGCTACGCTGGTTCATTACTTTGGCCATGTTGCGCCCGTACTTGAGCATGTCGCTATTGGTCTTACCGCCAGCGCGCATCTTTTTTGCGCCGGGGTGCATGCGCTTCTCGTGCGCCGTGACTTCCTTGTCGGCAATTTTCTTCACTGTCTTCGTGTCCATTTCGACTCCTTATGTCGTTGATACCGATACTGTACCCAATTGCACGCTCAAAACCAAGTTATTTGGTGTGAGGGCCGTGTCAAAAAATGATGCGCCCCCCACAGGGCTCCACCCCCACTGAAAGATTCGGCTACCCGCCTCCACAGTCCCCGTGCCCGTAGGCCCAGTCCCGCCATTCACGTTGATCTGCAACCCGCTCGTTCCCGACAGCACATAGCTCCGGTCAGGACGGGGATTACGCAAACCTTGTGGGTCGTCTACTGGAAACTCGCCCAAGTGCAATTGTGGCTGATCTGGGTCCCAACACTCCGGGCAAACCAAGAGGTCGTAGTTACGACCCTTGATGACTTCACGCTTCAAGATCGAAAGCTTAAAACGCTGGTCGCAGCGATCGCACTGGGAGATCGCATTTTTACCAGAGGCGAACCTATTTCCCATCAGGTTCCACCAATGAACTGTTGTCTCGGCACAAAGCGAACAGACGCTTTCTCTTGGTCTTCACCAGCCGCTATCTGCCATGCTTCGTCGTACTGAGACTTCAACATGGGAATACGCTCAAAACCAGAAGGAATCTTGCCAGCAATGTAGTAGGACAAGCCCGCTGCCATGCAGGGGATGAACCTGAACGGCACGTCCATGACGTTGACACCGCCGCCTGCATCTTGAGTACGGCGCAGTCTCCAGTACACAAACTGATACGTCTGAGCATTGTCAGGAGTCGGCCAAACTGTGACTGCCGGGACTTGCGCCCAGTACACAATTGCCCCAGCAGTGTGAGCCGCCGCAGTGGTGTTTTGTTGGCCACGGAAACAGCTATATAGGGTATTCCCTGTTATGTATCCGTAGTTGATGATCTCGTTGTCGATCTTGATGAACCCAGATGCGGGTAAACCCGTAGCATTGCTCAACACAATCTCAGTAGACGACGAGGTAATTGTGGTGCTCAACGTCGCGCTCACGGGCGAGTTCTGGCCATTGAATCGCTGCACCCACACCTGAATTGGGCGAGCTTGCTGAATCTTGTTGGGGATCGTAGCGTAGGTAGAAACACTGATACGGGTGATGGTCAAGTCGGCCTGCGTTGCCGCCACGTTCCCACCCGTGCGAATCACATGCTCCAGCAGATCAATGGTGTCGTCTGGCAGCGCGTAAGTGTTTTGCCCTTGAACCAAGTTGATGATGCCCGGCTCAAACGTCCACATATTGATGCCACGACTGGCCCAATCTGCAAACATGATGTTGAGGCTGCGCCGCGCTGTACGCAGGTCGTAACCCGTGCGCAACTCTGAGCCAGCACGCTCGTAGGCTTCCTCGACCAACTCTGTTAGGTCAAGGTTGAATGTTGTTGCGCCAGATGTGACTGCCATGTTCAATAACCCCCAAACGGGCCACCACGCTGCCCTTGCAGCATTGAGTAAAGACCTTGTAGGCCCATTGCTTGTTGTGGCATTTGTTGCCCGTAGCCGCCACCCATACCCCTACGACCAAACCCGCCGCCCATGCGTTGATTGCCGTAAGTTTCAGCGCTATGCAGGGTCAATGCGTCCATCATTCCTGGGTCGGGTTGCTGCGGCATCACCGCAGGCATAGCTCTGAACCCTGTGTCACCCATTTGTCCTTGATACCCAGACTGATTTGGCATTACCGCAGCCCGCATGTCATCTTGGGTAGCCTGCTGGTACATCCGCTGTTGCCGAGCTTGGTCTTGCATGTTCCGCTGTTGCTGCATCTGGTCGATGTTGCCATACGGGTTTTGCATTTGCCCTTGTTGGGGCTGCTGGAACCCGCGCATTTTGCCTTGCAATTCTTGCATCTGCTGGTACATGGGTGCTTTCTGCATGTACTCGTTCATCTGGCGACCAAGGTCTTGCTCCTGCTTCTGGTACGCCTGGAAGTCCGGGTTGTCCAGGAAAGCTGGCCGCTGTCCCCCTTGCTGTGGCATTTGCTGCGACTGCTGAAATTCAGCCGCCCCATAGCCGGGACTTTGGTTAGGCCCCAGTTGCTGCCCACCAAACGGGTTCTGCATTGGCTGCTGTTGCTGCATGCCAAACGGACTGCCGCTGCCAAAATTGTTTACCCCTGGACCAAAGCCGCTTGATTGCTGACCACCGCCCATGCCCCCACCAAGATTGTTCATGTACGGCTGCGCAAAGGAGGGGACGCCCCCGCCTGCTTGCTGACCACCGCCCATGCCACCACCAAAGGGGCCACCCTGCGGTTGCGCAGAAGCGTTACCCATGCCACCCGCACTACCTATATTTCCTGCTCCGCCTGCCATTATCTGTACCCCGCTGTTTTCTTCGCAATGCTTTTAGGTTGCGCTACGAATTGTTTTCCGGCTTTTTTACCTGCTCGCTTTGCCCGCGTTGTCGCAGCGTACTCAGCAGGGCTGAGACTTTTGATCGCAGCACTTGGAAGATATCTTTCACCCGTGTCAGAAGAACGTTTACCACTTTTGGTCCTCCATTTCTGGTCTGTCCAATTTTTAAGTGACTGCTGTGGAGCTTTCAATCTCTGTAGCCCCCGCCTTTTGCCTTGTACCGCTTGGCCAACAACTGCGCTTTTCTCGCGCTCCACTGACCCGCCGCCGTACCTTGCACTGCTGAACTCTTGATGGAGTTGAACAACGACTTACGCATACCCGGTTTGGTGTAGTTGCCAGCAGCATTTACGCCGCCGCCCTCTTTGTACATGTCCACATTGTCGGGGTTATCCGTGCGATGGATGACCTTCTTGGTCGGCATCTTCTTGGGATTGATGGCCCCCATCCCACGGCTGGCCATCATTTGATGATCGTCCCACGGGTTTTACCCCGCACAGCACACCCATCAGCACGAGACGAGGCAGTACCGCCCGAAGCTTTTTTGACGGGCGCTGATGCACTGTCTATGTCTTGGGGTGGGTTACCCTTCTCCGCCGTGTAGATACCCGCATTCTGTTTTTTGTCGTAGTCTGCAAGCTCTTTAGCCGTTGGGCCACCTTGCTTGCCGCGACCTGCACCAGCGTTAGATTCAGCCATGATTTACCTCAATACATTTTGCACTTGGTTTTGCCACGAGAGGCAATACCGTCAGCGCGTTTAGAAGCCGAAGCCACGCCACCATTGGCCATTTTTTTGGTTTTACCGCCCTTTTTGTACGCCATATCAGACGTATCGGCGTTTTCGTAATTAACCCGAGTCCCCGGACGCCGTACTTCCGTCAAAGGTTTTGGGGTACGACGAGGAACATACCCCTTCATCCCCTCTTCTGAAGAGGATGCTGTACTGGTAGACGGCTTACGACGAGGAACGTAATTCTTCATCCCTTCTTCAGAAGAGGACGCCGTACTGGCTGCTGGGGTACGACGAGGAACATAGTTCTTCATCCCCTCTTCCCGGCTCACGATATTGGGGCGAGCAGCGGGGGCTTTAGCAGCGGAACGAGTAGGAGCGGCAGCGGCACCGCTAGGCCCCATTTCGGCCATTGCTGCGGTATCAACCGCCGCGCCACTAGCGTCGCCATACCCGAAGCTACCAGCGTCTTCGGAAGGAGTCGCGCCCATAGCCGCATCGGGGTCAACCCCGGTGGTTTCTTTGCCTTTTTTGTTGGCCATGTAGGCCAACCCAGCGAGGGCTGCAAGCCCAGCTAAATCTCGTCCTCGTGCCATGTCAAACTCCTTTTAGGCTTTGCCGCCCTTTTTCATACCCAGAGGTTTGCTACCAGCCATTTTGATTTGGGTGCCCTTGGTTTTACCCTTGGCAGCAAGCCCGTCCCGGCTGGGAGCAGCGGTTTTAACAGTGCCCATTTTGGCGGTAGTGATGCCGCCGTGTTTCATTGCGCCTTTACCGTCACCGATAAACGCAGGTTTGCCGTCTTTCATAGGCATGCCGCCAGATGCCATTTTCTTCATACCCTTCATTTCAGACTCCTCGTGTTTAATCATTGATGCGGGTGCGCCCTTCTTTTTCATGAAGGACACTTCTTTTTTAACCATTGCCTTAGATTCTTTCATCTCGCCACCTTTGTTGAAAAGTTCAGTTTTGCCCTGATCGGTTTTGGGCTTGTTCACGCCCTGCAAATCAGCACGGCTACCCGCGCCAAACTTTTTGCCTTTGTCAGCAGCGGCAAAATCTTGCCCCACGCTTTTAGGAACTCCAACCTTCTTGGCAAACGACGGGTTGTTGGCCACCGCCGCCATGAAGTTATGTTGTTTCTTGCTAACTGAGGGCACTTTTTTGCTCCCGAATGAA